CCTTTTTTAAAGCATAACGCTTTTAACACCCTGCCAGTCCGGCAATAGGGGGTTTTAGTGATACGAGCTGTATCATCGAGATTGTCTATCTCGTATTTGTTTCATAGAACAAATCTGGCATTCCGCCAAAGGCACTTCGAATTGAAGGGTCGTTCTTGTTGACGTACAGTCCCCAAGTCTTCGCTTGATAAGCTGAAGTAAGATGTCCCATTGAGGACATCTGACGTTCCTCTAATGGAACGGGAGCGACTTCGCTCTTAATGATGGCCCACGCTTTGTTGGCCCTCTTTCTGGCATCCTTGGCTAAGAATGTCATAAAGGTATCTTGTTTCTCAAGATTCCACATGGAGAGAAAGGCTTCTCTCCTAGCTAGCTGACCTGCTAGGTTATGGAACGAGATGAGGTTCATCTCCTTCTCAATGTACGAGAGTTTTTCTCGTACACTCTTCCCAAGAATCCACTTAGGAAGTATTTCATCGATGTTCTTCGTATGAATTAAATCACATTTCCTTGTGATTTCCTGAATGACTTTGATGTCATTCTGCCAAGCAAATCCTTTCGGATTTGTTTGATAAATACCTCTGAGCAAGAGGTAGTACTCGAGGAACTGGCGTTCATCGAGTCGAAGGATTCCTTCGTACCAGGGAAGCATATTCTCCTGGAATTTCTTGTCGCTGAACAAGATAGTTGGTCCAACGGCCAACTCTGCTCCACCAATGGCTATTGGTAGAGAGGCCATGTTGCTTTGCAGCTTCATGGCGGCTCGGAAATTCCTTGCCCACAGTATCACCTTTGATCTAAGGGCTACTGTTTGAAGTGGGTGCCACTTCACTTGCTTCGCGAGCAGCGTAGCATGTCCGATGAATGGGTCTGCCCCATCCACCTTAACCTTTGCCTGTCCGGCTAAGGCTGATCCCTTGATGATATCAAGGAATAACAGATCTCCAAAACAGGAGTCTGAGAACGATTTGAAGTCTTTCACATCGTCGAAGTCTGTCGGCTGACAGCAATAGTTCTCACAGAACGTGAGGCTATCCTCGGATATCGAGTTTAGTTTGCTAAACTTGCAACCTATGGACTCTGCTAGCTGGCAGAAGTCAAGACAATGTGTCAACGTTGTCTTCATGAAGAATAAATCATCTCCAACAGACTGGCCGAGCGGCCGTCTGGTCTTACTGAACGTCGATCCAGTAATAGCACTTAACATCAACGTTAAGTGAATGAAGGACATACCGTCCCCCATAAAGCTTCCTCGGCTTGAGGTTACAGTTTCAGGGCCATCCCAATAGCCCTTGTTGATTAGCTCTCGCATATCAACTTCTCTCTCGAACGTAGAGAATAAGTCCCGGTAAACCTGCCAGGGCTTGAATGATGACATGATTTTGTCACAGAATTTGACATTCTCGTCGAGAATTTCAAACGGGATCCTATAGGTTGCTTCCTCTAGGTCCACAGAGAAGAAGACATCATTCTCTGTTAGCTCATGAAGTTCTTCATGGCTAAGGCCTTGGGTTTCCCCCCAAGCCATTGCATAGTCGTCGAATATGCAAGGAGTTTCTGCATGATACTCCATGGACTCGTCGTCCGACGAGCCCTGAGATTCAGTCTCAACACTTTTATCCATTTTCAC